GAAAGATGCAATTTTTCACTCACATGATGACGAAATGGAAATGAAGTATATTACTTCTAAACCACAGTACCTAGGTACTTTGGAAGTTTCTATATCAGATGTAGGAGATAAATTGTTATGGAGCAGACCCATTTCTCCTTGGCAAGGCGGATGTTACGGAGGGACTGCGGTCACTAGTAACATAGAGAGATTATATTATAATACTCTAGCTTGGTCAGGTGATATGGAGTTAATTGTTCAATCTTCTATGACAAACAAACAGAATGTTAAACTGTTAGTAGGTAAACTTTATGGTTTAGATCGTCGCATCTTAACTCAAGTCCCTGCAGCTACTGCAGTTAGATCAGGAATTTCCAATTTGTTGGAATTTTCAGGAGGAAATCAACAACTAACAGTAGATCTAGATTTTCTTAGTAGAAACCAAATTTTATATAACACTATAGATTTATCAGCAAATGCCCTTCAACACGGCATGTATTATATATATTTACAACAACCTTTAGTTTCAGGAGAAGGAGCTCCTACCAGTGTAGAGTTTAATTTGTATTTGAGGTGTAAACCTAATTTTAAATATTATGGGTATGGTTACCGACCCTCTTATACTTCTAATTACATTAGCAAGGGTCCATTTTATGGAAATCCTGTTATACCCCCAACAATAGCAGAAGAAGAAATTGATTTTCGAGAAGAATCTTTTTCCGAATCTGGTCCTGTAATGAATACACCTAGTGCTGGTAAACCTTTAGCTGATATTGACTCAACAGATACTCCAGAAGATGTTGAAGTTGAAAGAATGTTTCATGTTAAACATTTAAGAGATTTGGTAAGACGTCCTCAATACACGAACATATATTCAGTAACGGCTGACGCCGCAGGTATTTATACTTTAGCGGTTCCTGTTTCCGATTTAATTAATTTATTTCCAACAGGTGCTGAAACTCAAAGTTCAGCAGCTAGTCTTTTGAAAATGTATGTAGGATGTAACGGAGGTTTGAAAGTTAAAATTAGGTCTAGAGGTCATGCCAACTATGTAGCACAATATTATCCACCAACTTTAATGAGTGGAGCTTCAGCAGAAATTCCTAGTACAAATTATTTAACTGGTTCAGTGGTTAGTGCACTGAATTCTTCATTTTTAGATATGTCCAAAGTTATTCACTCAGCCCCTATAAGCGAAATGCCTACAACTTGGGGAGTAGACTTATCTGGTAACAATTCATTTAGTGTTACAGATTTGCATATTCCACACTCAACAATTTATCATTGGTGGGGCAACTGTGGCTGGTCAGCCTTGGTTAATCCATCCTATGATAATTATCAAACAATAGCCAATAATATGGGAACCTTAATAATTTCAGGAAAAGCAGGTATTAGTATGGCTAATGTGACATTTTCTATCATAGCTTGTTTAGATGATGAAGCTAGATTAGGGTTTCATAACGTAGCCCCTATTATGTGGATTCCCTTAACAAATGATGGATTATTTTATGATGTTCCAGAAAAAGTACCCACAACTACAGCCGCCAATTTTACTAGAGTAGCTCCCACGGCAATGTATTATACTTCTTTAGTTACAGCTTACGACACTTCACCTATTGTGTAAAAGCTTTTTAATTATATACGTTTATTAATTATATATAAGTTTTTAGTTAAGCTAAATCAGTAAAGTCTTTCAGACTTAGCCCCTAGGAAGAGGGACCTGCCTAATAAGCAGTGTTAGTCACAGTTTCCTTAGTGCCTTCGAAAGAAAAGGGAAACATGTACCTTGATTAACAAATTCACAAGTATCTTTACGACCCATCCACAGCTCAAAGTTAAAGCAAAGTTTTAACTTATTCGATAATTAAATTTGAGAGATGGTTCCTTTTTAAGTAACAGACAAACTAGCGAAATCTGTTGTAATCGTCAACTGAGAGTAGTTAGTAAAGAATTATTTTTAAAGCACCCTATAACTCAAGAATTTGAGATTTGATTTTTGTAGTTCGGCCTTCATGTTGGGCTATCTAAAGAAAAATAAACAATGAATTGTAATAGCAC